CTTCCGATCTGAAGGCGCGCCAAGTCCAGTTAAAGCGGTTACTGTATCATCGGCATTAGCGGAAACGGCACCACCAGTAGCTGTGGCCGTAAGTGTACTCGAAGTACCACTCGCTCCAGTTGGAGTAATTGCTTCAACATACTTAATCCTTCCAGTTGCAGTTGCCGTATTCGCAGTTAAACTCACCGTAGGTTGTGCGGTAACTTGAACTCCCGTAAGTACAGTTTTGAGATCTTTATCGTCCCAAGCAACATTACCGCCTGAAGCCGTACCTTTAAGTTTTTGCGTAGTAAGAGTTACATTTCCACCACTCGCTGTAGCCGACATATGCTTGGTTGTAGCACCAGTAAGGACAGTTGTTGGTGAAATAGAAGCTGTTGGTCTATTAAGTGTAAGAGTCGCATTTTGTCCGATTACTTCCGCAGTATCATCTAAATTTAACTGCGTATCTCCAATTTTTTCCCAAGAATATGTCGGAGAAGCAGAAGTCCCACCAGTAATTGTGACATATTCATCATAATAATCCGCACTACCTTGCTGAGACTTTGAATAGATTAAATAAAAAATAGCTTTAGTATTCGCACTCGCAGCTAAAGTACCAGTTGTGGAAGAAGCTCCGTTATTATAATGAACAGTAACTCCATCCGGAATAGTCGCTCTTACTGCGGTAGATGGCGCGGTTGTGGAAGCGTAATCAGTAGCAGACCATACCACCTTAAAGGTAACACCACCACTAATCATTTCTTCTAGTTCGGGAATTTTTACATCTCTTAACCAGCCATCTTCAAGCCAATATTCGTTCCCAGAAGGTAATTGGATTTTTCTAATTTTAGGCAAATAAGTTTCAGCCATTTCCTTCCTCCCATTAATTTCTGTTAAAAATTAATGCGTTTTCCACAACTTCAGCCGCGTCATTCACATTAATCTTATTATTCCAAAAAGCTTTTTCTTGAAGAGTTGTATGAAGTTCTTGATTTGCAATATGCTTCATAAGCATATCCCTCAAATCAGCGTCAACGAAAGGTAAATCTTGCACATATTCTTTTCCTGTTCCAATTTTAATATTAGGAATTAATGCAGTTTTTGTGACTGTTTCTCCATATTCTTCAACAGTATATGTTTTTGTCTTATAATCATTATAGACAATAATCTCTCCCGCTAACGGAATAAAACCTCTCGCATTATTCCAGTTCTCGGTTGTATCTCTCTTAACTTGAATCCTCGAATTAATTGTAGCACTCACCTTACCACCCCCTACACGTTTGTGGTACTAGTGCCACAATCCAATATTAAGTCGTCAAGCGAAATCGTCCTATTCTCAATCACAATCCCGTTTCCCGCAAGCATATCTTCGCCACCGAGATAATCCAATTCGCTCCAGTGTTTGTCACCTGTCCCAATTTTCAATCTATTAATATCAATTGAAACCGCTGGTTCACCCAGCCGCAAAATTGGGTCACGCTCAATCCATTCTGCTTCGGTGGCGCGCCTTAGCTGGATAACGGCTTTCACATGTCTTTTTTTAGTCGTACCCATATCCTTCTATGTCTCCACCGTCATAGTATACAATCTCATCATAGTAGATATCTTCATCTTTATTATGTCCGAAATCTGCTTTGAAATCATCATATACTGTCTCACTTGCGTTAAAGCCGACTTTCATCATTCGACTTTTCTGATTAAATTTTACTTTGAAGGAACCGTCTTTTATTTTACTCAATTCCCTCACCTCTTTATCCGCTTATCACGTTTTGTCTACTCGGTATCACACCATTTTTCAATACCCCATACACGCGTTCGCGCACAGGCTCAGCCGCGTAAGCTTCTCCTTCTGTGTCTAACACACGAATCTGAATCCATGCGATATTTTTCTCCGCTGCGGGAAAGAATTTGAATTTAAGTGTGTCTTCTTGAGTCAGATGGACAGATGCTTGGCAGTAGACTTCATATTCAGACTCTTCGTTTTCATCACCCATAGATGCGTTATCTGATAAGTCTACGTCTCTTAGTGTAATCTCGTCCTTATCTTTCTCAAATAAAAATTGCCCATTCTGCATATAAGTAATATAAATCTCACTTATATCAGCTGAGCTAATCGGTAGAACAAAATAGTGATAAGGAGTCGTTCCTCTCACAATCATAAGTCTTCTTCTCTCCCGATTTCTCTGCCATCTTTCGGCAAACCGCAATATTCGTCGTAAAGTTTACGACCTGTGCCATTACCTCCCATTTGCTCATAGACCTCATACATATCAGTAATGTTTTCGAACTCCTCAAAATCGGTGTATCCACGCAAAATCGCACGTTTTGAGTGGCGGAAAATGAGGTCTCTCAATATCACCAAAAGAGCTTGGTCAACCATTTTATTCGATTCTTTTTCCTTTTGATTATTTTGAACCTTGTATAAAATAAGCGCCCAGAAACCTTGAGAAGCAAAAACGGCAGGGATTAGTATTGTTAAAAAAGTATTAATGTCCATAGCGCCCTCCATTTACACATTACTTCTGCTAATAAGTAGAGTTCAGCGCCAATTTCTCTACTTTTTTAAAGGGGTTTTTTACTATGAGTCAATTAGAAGAAAAAATTATTACGTTATTAAAGAAAGAACGTATACACTTTGAGAGAGAACGTAGTTTTCCAGACCTAAAAAGGCACGGCCGCCATTTACGTTTTGACTTCTACATTCCATCGCAGCGCGCACTTATAGAAGTACAAGGCGCGCAGCACTACCATCAAGTTAAAAAATTTCAGAAAAAGCGTTCAGACTTCCAACGTCAACAAGAATACGACCGATTTAAGATAAGTTGGGCGGTTACTCACGGTTACAAGCTCTATGTAATTCCATACTGGAAAGTCGAAGGGCTTACGAGCGCGGCCGACCTATTTTCTAACGAATTCAGGGCGCGGTCAAAGTGGAAGAACGACTTAGATTGGGCGAAGTTTCAGAAAGTTTGACTTTCGTTCAAATTTTTGATACAATGTAATTGGGGTTGAAAAGAAAAAAGAAAAAAAAAACAAAAAAACTATTATATATAATATATTATATAATATAAGAGATAAGCGCGCCTTATCTCTTTTTTAATTGAGTCTCAAAAATGGGAAAGTTTGACATTTATTTCTTCCGTATGATATAATATAAGTAGGAAGTGATAAATGGAGGATTTACAATGAACTACCAATTAATAGGCAACATTCTGTTGATTGTCGCAGCGATTGTCTTAATTTTCACAATAAGAAAACAAGACAAGAAAATTGACAATCTGAAAAATGCGAAAAAAGAAGAAATTAGGGAAATTTTTAAAGATGAATGGAACGCAGAAGAAAAAACGTACAAGCAGAAGCGCGCAGACCAAGAAACAACTTTACGAATTTTAGACGAAAAAATTAAAGAAAGAGAGCCGCGCTATCAAGAGTTACATCAGAATTTGAAAGAATTTGAACGGTCGCAAATGAAAGCAATTGATGCGTTAGCTCGTTCAGAGAGAAAAAGACAAGAAGAGCTTACACAGCGCGCCGTCAAAGATTATGAGAATCTGGCATTAGAAAAGTTACAAGAAGAATTCGAGAGATGCGAGATTAAAAGAGCAGAAATCAATAGTGAATTAGAAGAATTGGGGAAATTCCTTGAAGAAGAACGCGCAAAGAAGGCTGCCTTGAATGAAGAGATTTTACGCCAGCGCGCCCTTGAAGAAGAACAAGACTTCTATCGTATCCAATTTAACACAGAAGATGAATCGGATATTACAATTTTACGCGATGCTGCGACTCGTTTACGTCATCCCGCCGCAGTTAACAAAATAATTTGGTCAGAATACTATCAGAAACCACTTGCGGAACTGCGTAAGCGTGTTGCAATAGAAGGGCCGGGTGTCTATAAAATTACCCGCCTTAAAACGAAGGAAGTCTACATAGGACAAGCGGTTAATGTCAGCACTCGTTGGGCCGACCACGTGAAGAGCGCGCTTGGTGTTGGTACTCTCGCGTCTTCACAACTTCACTTGTCAATGGCGCAAGATGGACCGGAAAACTTCACTTTCGAACTTCTTGAAAAAGTTCCAAAAGAGAAACTGCGCGAACGTGAGTCTTACTGGATTGACTTTTATGATAGCAAAAATTATGGATTAAACACAATAAGCGGAGATAAAAAATGAATTTTACACCACAACAAGAACAAGTAATTTTAACAAATCAAAGCCACGTTTTGGTGAAGGCAAGTGCAGCAGCCGGAAAGACTGCGGTTCTCGCGGAACGCTTACAATATCTAATTAATAGCGGAGAGCCGCAAGAACAAATTGTGGCTATTACATATACGAATAACGCCGTGTCAGAGTTACGTTCACGCTTACATGGCGGCGAGTCGATTTTCATTGGGACGGTTCATTCTTACTGTAACTTTCTTTTGATGTCACATGGAGTTAATACGAGCGAATTACTTGACCAAGAAAAATTTGATGAACTTTTTGAATTAATAAAGAAACACCCATATTGTCGTCAGCACGTAAAACATTTGCTTGTCGATGAAGCGCAAGATAGCACGCCCGCGCAATTTGACTTTTTCTTTAACCATATTGCGCCAGACAACTACATGTTGTTTTATGATTTGCGCCAACATATATATGGATTTGCGGGCGCGGACCCAACCACTCTAATTGAGAAAGAAAATGAAGATGATATTGTAATCTATGAGATGAACAAGAATTTTCGGAATGGAAGTTCAATTTTAAGTTTCGCGCGCAACCTTATTGGTAAGCTGGGTCCCGACTTCTACGACAACTCCTACCCGTGCGTTCCATGGATGGGCCGCGTTCATGACACAAAAATGTCGAAAAATGAAGTGGTAGAAATGTTGACAAAAGAAAATCCGAAGACGTATGGTTCATGGTTTATTCTTTGTAGGACAAACGGAGACGTGGAACAGTTCATAATGAAGCTTGAAGCAAATAAAATTCCTTGTCTGACGTTCAAGCAAGGTGACTATACAAATGAAGAAATTAAATCGAAGCTAACTGAAAACGCAATTAAGGTACTGACAATTCATAGCGCGAAGGGGTTAGAATCTGATAACGTAGTGGTATGGAACCCACAGCCTTATAATGATGAAGAGCGTCGTATTTGTTACGTTGCCGCGACGAGGGCGCGCCGTCAACTTTGGTGGATTCACCCAAAAGTACAGAAAAAGAAAAAGAAAAAAGAATATATAGATTGGGAATAAGTGTAAAAAAAAAGACGGGCGATAAACCCGTCTTTTTATTACTGAACATTTATGTAAACCAGAGATTTTCCATAAACATTGTAATAACCGTTAGAAGTTATTGTTAATGGTCTGGAATCATAGTCTACACCAGGCACATCAGTAACTACGCAAGAATAGCTTCCGTCAGAAAGTGGAATATTACTTAATCTTAATCCCGTTAGTTTTTCATCTGTTATTCGAGAATTCAATTGTAATTCTCCCGAAATATAACTATTATAACCGTGCCCCTGATTATATTGAACATTAAAAGAATATTGGACGTTATTTAAAGTCAATAAACCATTAAATTCGCCGAAACGTTCAAAAGAAGTTGGATATTTCGAAAAATTAAATGTCGCAGTACCATTTGCTACAGTAATCATCCCATTAAAGTATTCTGTAGGTAAAAGAACTTCGGCTGTTTCATAATTATAGACATCATATGTGCCTGGACTTGAAATAGTCTTGGTCCCCGAAGGTTTAAAGGTACTCACATTTACATTGGCTTGAGCATAACTGTAAACGTTAGTTATTCCATTACTGGTAATATCTATTGTTCCGCTAGGTTCTTGAGGCGGGAAAGCTTGATCGTTTTCTATCCAAAAATAAGTTCCATGTTCGGGGTCGTTATCAAATATAAGATTGCCCATAAAACCTTCAGCAATAAAGCAAGGCTCTATATAATACCCTGTTATGGTATCTCGGCCAAAAGTAAGTTCCAATTTATCGCCACTAAAGATTTCATCATCCCCAATGACAAAAACTGCTATATCATCCCATATTTCTGCGGTATAACTATGAGTTGCGCCGCCACCTCCCATTGACTCTAACATAGGCCCAAGTACGTTTGGGTTTGTGTTATATGGAGTATTCATTACATATTCCAAAATTTCTTGTTTTGTAGCCATCGTTTATTTCTCCTTATACCATTGACTGTGTGTTAGAAAATATTTTTACAGTATGCTCCTTCCCATCAGCTGGTATGGTAATTGAATAAGTGCCAGTAGACGCTCTTTTTGTAATGGATTTCTTTTTTTCGTCTACCTCAAAACTAAGAACCGCTGAACTAACAGTAGGTCTTATAAAAATTTGGAAACTTGTGGTCGGAGAAATATTGTTATATACTCTTTTCATCGTTTTATTATCTTCTAGCAACTCTTCTTGAAGATTCTCAGCAATATTATTAACGGTTTGATCGCCGGTTATAATAATACTTGAATCAAAATCATTTTGAAAACTTATTGTAGTTTTTATCATATCTAAAGTTGTTGTAAGTTGGTCCAACATCGTCCTCAATACATTAACATTCGTATTATATGGAGTTTCACTTACATACTCCAATATATCTTTCTTTTCCATATATACCTCCTCAAATTTGACTTTTCATAAAAAATCTGCTATAATATAAGTAGAAAATAATGGAAAGGAGTATGCAAATGTTCAATGTGAAACGAATTGATACCGGTAAAATCTATCAAGTTCTTGACGTCTACTTAGACGCTATGTATAACAATACATACTTCTTGGTATGGGATAATAACGGTTGGAGATGGCGGCCTGCTGATAAGTTCGTACCGCCAAACGTGGAGGTTTCAAATGGAAGTAAAAGTAGGAGATAAAATACGCATATTACATATGGACGGTGAGATGAATTATGATGGCGCCGAAGGTATTGTTCGTGAAATTGATGATTGGGGACAGCTTCATGGAACTTGGGGCGGACTTGCTATTATTCCAGACCTTGACAGCTTTGAGGTGATTGAATGAGATTGACTGATGCAGACGCACTTTATGAACGTGCGACAGCACTTGAAGCACAGGCATTCGATTATGTCGGGAAACTCATAGAACGTGATGGTGACGAGCCGAGTGTGGAATGGAGAGTTTGGTCGGCTATCCTCGCAGAACGAACTGCATTTAAGCATGACCTGATGGACGCACCAACTATAGACAGACCGCAAGGGGAGTGGATAAAGCACATAGATGACCTGTTTCCATGTGAATCTACGCAAGAGTGTTCAATATGTCATGCCGAACAATTCATAAATGGAAATGACGATAATTACTGTCCTAACTGCGGCGCAAGGATGAAAGGAGCGAATGACAATGGTTGATATA